GAAATTGAGAAGTATGCCAACATCACGGGCGTCGAGCGCATTATTAACACGGATGTCGCATTTGAGGCTAAGACGGCAAACGCTTTTACCGCCGATCTCTGGGGCCCGAGCCAGGAGCTTGAGATCCAGCAGAACAACCTCAGAACCGAGCACGTGATCCCGCTCTACTACGAAACTCAAATTCAGTGGTATTGCGGGATTTTGAAACTCAAGGGTATGTACTTGTCCGTCCTAATCGGAGGATCGGACTTCCGGATGTACTGGGTGGATGCCCGCCCGGACGTGTTCCAAGTCATCAAAGAAAAGTGCTCCCGCTTCTGGAACGAAAACGTTCTGAAGAAGATCCCGCCTGACCCAATCAACATTGACGATGTACTTCAGTTATATGGCAAAAGCAATGGAAAAGCTGTGGAGGCTCAGGGTGAGCTTGCTATTGATTATGGTGAGTATGCACGTATTGCTGGTGAAATTAAGGAACTCAAAAAACAGCAGGACGCACTCAAAACCAAGATTGCAATAAGCATGAAGGACAACGAAATTCTCACGCTTGATGGCAAGAAAGTCCTCACCTACAAAACACAAACCTCAAAACGCTTTGATTCGGATTCCTTCCGTAACGACCACTTAGATGATTACTACGACTATCTGAAAGAAAGCTCAACACGTGTCATGCGTGTGTGCGCTTAGTCTTTTAGATTGCTGGCTTCACAAAATGGGCAGGGTTTCTACTGATGAAAGGAGCGGTTTTGTGTAATATTCGCTTCGAGCACTACAGTACGGTGCAACAAGAAAAGGCTTTCTCGGTTGAGCCGAATCAACCGAGCCAAATTCCCTCCAAGCCTGCACAAGCGGGCTTTATTTTTGCCTCTGGCTTATTTCCCGTAACTCTTAATCAACCCCAGCCCCTCCAGTGCGAGGGGCTTTTTCATAGGAATAAATTATGTCCACATCTGACCAACTCGCCGCTGCAGTCGGCGCACCCTCTGCACCAGTCGCAAAACCAAAGACAAAAGCTCCGGCAATTATCCAGCATGTTTTATCCGACCAGTTCAAAAAACAGCTGGCCCTCGCGATTCCCAAACACTTGAACGCTGATCGCTTGGCTCGCATTGCTGCAACAGAGCTTAGAAAAACACCTGCCCTTCTCAACACCACCGAGGCATCATTTATGGGCGCAGTGATGCAATCTGCTCAATTGGGATTAGAACCTGGCTCGGCCCTGGGTCAAGCGTACCTCGTACCGTACGGTAAAGAATGTCAGTTGATTTTGGGCTACCGCGGAATGATTGACCTTGCCCGTCGTTCCGGACAAGTTTTGTCTTTGAATGCTTATGCCGTTCGTGAAGGTGACGATTTTAATTATCAGCTTGGACTTCATCCAGACATCCATCATATTCCGTCTCCGGAGGCCGGGCGCGACAAACAGCCGATCACCTTTGTATACGCAGTTGCGACCCTGCGCGGTGGCGGCTACCAGTTCGAGGTTATGAGCAGAGCTGAGGTTGAGGCCGTCAAAGCAAAAGCGAAGTCCAAAAACATCTGGAACAACTACTTTGAAGAGATGGCCAAAAAGACCGTTATCCGCAGGTTGTTCAAATATTTGCCTGTTTCAATTGAGGCTCTGCAGGTGGCTAATGTTGACGCGAAACGAGAAGCCGGGGAAAAGATCGACCCGAACGACGTGATCGACATCAATGCTATCTCCGTCGAAGACTTCAAGGATATTGAAGATGCCGAGGTCGTTGGAACATCTCAGGACGCTCCGGCGGAGACAATAAATAAGTAACCATAAGCCCTGCGAGAGCGGGGCTTCTCTTTTGAGGCCAATATGCAGTTTGAATTCATCGATTACAGCGGCTGCTTTCCAAACCTGTGTGTGGGGAAGCTGACATTTAAGGCAGACGGCAAACAATATGCAGGCTATGTAGACATGATCTCTGGCGGTGATGTTTGGTTTGATGATCGCTGGAATGAGCATGTTGAAGAGGGTCCCTGGGACGATCTCTCCGGGCCTCTATTAAAAGAGCATCCAGAGCTACTGGAGTACAAAACCGAGCTCCTCAAAATGATTAACGAAAATGTACCCCACGGCTGCTGTGGCGGCTGTGTGTAGGAGGAAAACGATGTGGAAGATTAAAGACCCGGAATTAAAGCGAAAGATTAATCAGTTCGTTTCGGATGAGGAAATTGATCGAATATGCAGATGTGACATGATGGACTCATTCGACTGCATATTTTTTTCATTTGAAGATGATTGCGTTTCCATTCGGATAGACAAAAGTTTTTTTAAAGAAATTCCCGATTACGACCCAAATAACTGGAACCCTACCTCAGAATTTGAACCTGGGTTTTCTGGATGTTATCTCGTGACGCGTGAGTCAGGTTCTACCCCTGTTGTTGATAAAGCATTTTTTGATAAAGCCACTAATGAATGGAAACCACAAAATTCCACAGTCATTGCATTTAGAGAGCTTCCTGAACCCTATCAACCGGAAGAAAATAAATGAAACTCGAACTTGAAAACACTGATGATCCCCGAAACCATCAATTCGATGATTTAGATCAAATCATTGTGCTTTTGAACAATCCCGAGACTGGTGAGCAGTTCTATGAAATCCTGACGTACGTAAACAGTGATTTTGTTTTTGGTGGTCACGGCTGTGAGTTGTTTGATTTTGACGCTCCTTTTCCTGACCCCGAATTGATGAGATGGGAAAAAATAGATGTCTAACAGCGAAGAAAAAATCCTCAATATCTCTCAAGCCGAAAGAGGTAGAAAAGAACGGCTTTTAACTGAAGTTGCACAAAATTACCTCGGAGAGAGGGGATTCAAAGCAATCCCTCAATTCACAATTCACAGGTCATTTGAATATCGTATCCATCCGGGTAACGAACTTCGAGAAGCGATAGAGAAAGATTTAAATTTCAATGAAAATCTTGTCTCCGGCGGCGTTTGGAATACTGAAATCGCCTACCGCAACGGCTACGAGCACCGCCTTGATGTGCTGGGAATCGGATACGGAATGGAACTTGTCGGCATTGAAATTAAATCGTGCTGGGATGATTTCCGGACAGACAAAAAATGGCCAAGTTACATGGATTTTTTAAATCGCATGTACATTTTGGCGGACGAACCGACAGCCCTAAAGATAGCTGCTTATCTGAAAGACCACAACCAGTGTGTCAAAGACGGACTTTGCAGGTGGTGTGATTTCATTCTGCATTGTCGTCCACAATCAAGAATGTCAACACCAGCACCAGCCAATCCTATTTGCGCCGGTGTCATAGCTGCTACGGACGATGGAAACACAAAGATCATCAAAAAGGCCATGCGTCTTTCAGCCGATGGGAAAACAACGGAACTGGTGAACGCAGTGGCTCGGAGCCTCACTTATCCGGGCCAATTCTGTTATGTCGATTACAGCCCTGAGAGGGCCTACCGGTATGGAATATGGCTATGAAATGGAGACCAAACGGCCTCAAACTGCCCGAACCATATAAAAGGGATAGTAAATGGAAATCGCATTGACTCACTCGGGGCCAATCCCGTTTGATGATTATCCGGATCACAGTCTGTTTCTATGTCGAATGTGCAATTTAGATTCTTGTATAAAGCGTCACAACGGAAAAGTCTTGCTTCTGCACCATATCAAAAGAGATGACTATGCGACGTTATCAATACCGGGAACCGACTTCGGGTACTTTTATAAAGGCAAATACTCCGAGGAAGATCAAAAAAATCTTCCATACGACGCATGGGAACCAGTGACGTTCAAGGTTGAAAAATAGCGAGCCCTCTTTGGAGGGCCTTTTTATTGGGTGACAACATGAAAGATCGATCGGTGTCTGATCTTAGGTACACAATAACCTGGAGGAATCCATATAAGCCGAGACCTGAAGGCCTTCCGAAGATTTTATGCAGCAGTCCCTTCGAGGAAGACTTAACACTTCCTTGGATTATGGCCTCCAACTGGGGCCTTAGCGCGTGGGCCATAGGCATCTACTTCGAACATCTCAAACCAAAAAGAAAGATGGACGAAGAGAAACGAGCGGCCATGAGAAAAAAGAGGATGCACACGCGAATTGAAAAGACTGCTCCGCTGTTTGCTGATGAATTTGAGAAAAAAGAACTCGAGAAGCGGGCTGATTATTTTGCTGGGAAGTCTCAGGTTGATGAAGCTGAACTAAACAAAAGAATTGAAGAGTTTACCGACCTCATGACTCCAGGGGAAGGAGTTCGGTATTTACTCAGCCTAGGGGTCCCGACAGAGTTGTCTGAAGAAGACAAAAAGTTATGCGAAGACATCAAGCAATTCCGTGCAAACGAGAAGAATTTTTCAGCAGAAGAATTTAGGATCAGGTGTCAAAAGAGAGCTGCTGAGAAAGCTGAGCGAGAAAGGAAAGCTATGGAGGCTTTAATGGACATCCGAAACGAACCTCTTTTTGCTGGGCTTTGAAAATGGAAGGATTCCTCCGGCGCCTGAGATAAAAGTTGTTCCGAGAGTTGTACGAACTTATCGTACAACTCACAAAACAAAAGCGCATTGAGAAATCAGTGCGTTTTTGTTTTTATGGAGGACAAAATGATTGTTCAAATGAAAAAGGGACCGATCCCCAGAGAATTATGGGGAAGTGAAGACAAGCATAACCGTTTCCTGGTAGGTTTCGAAGAAAGCCCAAAGGATGCCTCGGCATTGAGGTACGGACTGGTTTTAGACGGATTTTTTGACGACGGCGATTATTTCACTTGCCCGCTCTCTGAGATCAAATCCTGGTGTCGGATTGAAACGGAAATGTCAGGGAGATGGAAAATCAAAAATCAGGTCGCCCGGAAAAGCGTGGAGAAATACTTCAGCACCGATGAGATTAACCGTATATGCGATTGCAATATGGGCAATAAAAATAAGGAGATTCTTTTCGCTAAACGGTTACTTCTTCATTCTTATCCGTATCAACTGTTTGTGAACTGCTACGTTGATAAGGCAGATATTGAATTTGTCGGGGGCTACCGCAAAGACGCCTGGAACCCCTATCCCGCGACCAAACCGTCCGCCTCGGGCCTGTACCTTATAACGGTAAAAATTAAAGATCAGCCGGACGCAAAGCCTTTTGTGACCATCGGCTGCCTAGATCCTTTCGGCTATTGGGAAAAGTACACGGATTCCGAGGTACTTGCTTTCAGAGAATTACCGGAAGCCTATGAGAAGGAGAAAGAAAAATGAAGCAAGGCAGAGACTTTGGAAAGCCTAAGCTCGACCGCCTGGACGTGATGAGGGTTTTAAACATTAGCCGGACAACATTGTGGCGACTGGAAAAGGCCGGAAAACTGGTGCCTCAATTTCGATTAGGGCGCTCCGTCCGATACGATTATGACTATGTGATGCGGTTTAAAATGCCCGCCTAATTGACTAGCCCCGCCAAATCGGCGGGGCTTTTTGTTATTCCGGGAGTTTATATTTTTCTTTGTAGGAATCGACCATGTCGGCCCAATCCTGCAGCATTTTCCGGCGCTGTTTGGCGTAGTCGGCAACGTTATAGACCGCCCGAATACCTGAGGCCACATGCGATAAGCTCGCCTCGATCCAGTCGGAGTTATAACCGTTCTCGTTCAATATAGTGCTGCCGGTTCTCCGGAAGTCGTGCAACGTGCAAGAATCGAACTTAATTCCTTTCTGATCCATAATTTTCCGGCATACCTCTATCAACTTATTCGGCGTTGAATTAGCCAGCGGTTTACTTAAGCCGTATTTAGCCGGAAAAATAAAATCGCTTTTGCTTGTACTTAATGTCCGGAGACAGACCAGGATGTCATAGGCCTGTTTGCTCAAATATACGTTGTGCGGGCGCTTCGTTTTCATGCGCTCTTTTGGAATACGCCAAACTTTCTCATCCCAGTCGATTTCCTGCCAGGTCGCGTGGATGACCTCAGACTTCCGGAGCAAGGTATAAAGCGCGAGTTTCACGGCGCTGGTGCTGAGTAAATCGCAAGAGGTCCTATCCATCGCATTCAGCAAGTAACCGATTTCCTTCGGCGCCAGCGCCCGGGTTTTAGGCATGTTCACATGGATCGTGGAGGGAGGGACATCCTCGGTCGGGCTGCGCAGTTTCGGACCGCCATGGGTTGAGGCGTACTTGAAAACATTTTTAATCAGCATGCGGCAAAGGAGCGCTGTACTAGGCGCCTTCTCTGCTACGAGCTTATCGGCCAAACGCCGTACATCGTTATCCGTAATTTCGGACAACTGTAATTTACTCAGCGCCGGAGCTAGGTGATTTTGAATTGCATACTGCCGCATTTTGGCCGTCGAATCTGCGACCTTAGCATCAGCGACATAACGCTCGAGCCAAGCCCCGAAGGTATCGTCTTTAGACTGCCGCGCCTCTGTCTGTTTTTTACGCGCGGGCGATATCCCTTGAGCGAGAAGTGAGCGGGCCTGCATCAGCTCCTGGCGAGCTTGTGCGAGCGTGATTTCGCCATAGCTGCCGATAGTCAGAGTTTCCTGGCGATTGTTATAGCGATAGTTAAATTTGAATGTCTTTTTGCCTGTCGGGTAGACCAGCAAATAAAGGCCGTCGCGGTCTGCGACTTTGTATTGTGTCTCTTTCGGCGTTAGTTGGTTGATCTTTTTATCAGTCAGCAT